ACCTTAGTGCCAGGGACAAAGGCTTGGGCCAAAGTCCACGATCCCGCATCCTCTGTCTCGTCGGGTTCGTCCAGCTCCGCAATGCGCCCCACAATCTGATAGCCAGGAAAGGTCGTCCGCTTCCATGTATTGGCCCAGGGCAAACGCTCCTCCTCCGCCTCTCCGTCACAGTGAAAGATGACCTTGGCCGACTCCCCGACCGCCTTTGCCATCACAGACTGGAGCGCGCGTTGCCGAATGAGGCCGTAGAGCTTGGGACCGAGTCCTTCCGCCTCAATAGCCTCGACTTCCAGATGCGTGGGCCGAATGGCCTCATGGGCCTCTTGAGCTACAGCCTCTGCCTTTTTCCCCTTTTTCACAGGAACTTCCTTTGATTCCGGCCCCAGATACGCGACTCCCCATTTGCTCTCTACCACCGCCCTCGCCTCCTTCACGGCCTCTTCGGACAACGTCGCCTTGTCTGTTCTCATATAAGTAATGTGCCCTGCCTCGTACAGCTTCTGCGCCACTTGCATCGTCGTCTTAGGACTTAAAGAGAAGAGCGCCGAGGCCTGTTGCTGAAGGGTCGAGGTGATGAGAGGCTCAGGGGGCGCCGAAGACCAGGGGCGAACTACATGACTGATGACCACCCCTGTTCGTCCTTCTCGGCGAATGTTGAGATAGTTCGTGGCCGACTCTTCATCTTCCAGCTCATCTTCCAACGCAAACTCGCACTTGTTCCAGGTGCCACGGATCTTCCACGAGCTCGAGGACTTAAAGGATTGAACGACCCGTTCCTTCTCGACGAGGAGCTTGAGCGCGGGGGTTTGACAGCGACCGGCCGACAGACCTCGCGCCACCTGATTCCAGAGGAGAGGACTCAGTGTAAATCCGATGAGCATGTCGAGCATGGCGCGCGCCTGTTGGGCCCAGACACGATCGAGAGCCAGCGTTCTAGGAGTTGCTACGGCCTTCAGAATAGCGTCCTTGGTGATCTCATGAAAGACGATACGGGGCGTTGTTGTTAGATTGAGTTTAAGTAGTAAGGCCACTGAATAGGCGATCGCCTCACCCTCTCGGTCATCGTCGGCCGCCAGATAGACCGTCGTTTTTCCCTTCGCGGCATCTTTCAACTCCTTCTGGACCTTGGCCTTCTCTTTCAGGAACTCAAAGCGAGGCTCAAAGTCGGTGGTCAGGCCAATCGCGTCCAGCGATTCTTCGAGAGACCGGATATGTCCCATGGAGGCCACCACTTGGAATTCGGGACCTAGGAACCCCTGAATCTTGGAACATTTGGCGGGTGATTCCACGATCACTAATTTCATTCTGTTGGTGGTTTAGTGAAGATTGGATTAATCAATTTTATCGACTATAAGTATAATAATGAGCAACCCCGCGCCGGCCGCCCCCCTCCCAGAAGAGGCCCTTGATATAAGAGCGTTACAGGCGGAATTGGTAGCGATACAAAAGGAACGTGATGACCACCAAAAGCTAACGATAACCATCAATCCTGAAAATAAAGCGCTCCTTCAAAAACTTATTAATATTTTTGACAGAATGATTGTGGCCAAAAGAGAAACAATTGACGCAATACAACAAAGGCTGAAGACAGCCAGTGGTGGCCGTCGCCGAACTAGGCGTTCCAAGAAGACGCGTCGCACCAAGAGGGGGCGCCGAACCTAAACTACATCCCTCACCAACAGTAGGGAATGAACTATCAGACATCCATACCGCAATCGTCGTTACAAGGGTCTCTCTTTGAGCTCGTTGCAAGGGGACGAAAAGATGATTATTTTGCTGTGGACCGAGACTCTTCGGAACACCTCTTCTCCTCCGTCTACGAATCCACCACGCCGTTCCTACAAGAACGGAGGACCACGGTACCGCTCAATGCCCCCCAGTTCGGCAACACCTTTGAGATTGAAATTGATAAATACGGCGACGTGTTAACCGAATGTAATCTATTGATCGATCTACCCAGTTGGCTTCCTCCCATGCCCATGCTCTTCGGGGGCACCACGTTGCCCCCTGTGGAGGCCAACTCGGCCTACTGGATCAAGGATGTCTCGGGCCACAGTTACGGCTACACGGACTACATTGGGATGTTTCTCTTTGAGAAGATCCAGTTCTACCAGGATCAGGCTCTGCTTCAAGAATGGTCAGGTGATCTCCTCTTTAGCGTCACCGCGACCGAGGGATCCTGGAACGGCGCCTACTTGGCCAATGCGCAATTGGGAGGGGTCTATGTCAATAATGATCCGATTCGATCAATTGCGTACAGGGCCACTCCTGGCACCTTGCGTCTCTCTCTGCCTCTGCCCGGCCTCCAGACCCCAGGGGACGGAGGCTTCCCTCTCTGCTGTCTACCGGTCCAGAATTACCGCTTTCGAATCAAGCTCCGCCGACTGGAGGATCTCGTGGTCTCTGATTCAGGGGCTTACAAGCCCAATCCATTTGCGACCACCTTTCGCTACACCTTTCCAACGGGCCAAACACAGATCGTTCAGCCCGTGTCCAGGGAGTCCCTGGGACAACCCACCATTGTTCTCGAAACCCGACAGGCCTACATAGACCCCAGTGTACGCGCCTCCCTCCAGAAGCAGAAACAATCCATCCCTTTCCGTCGTCCCTTTGAGAATATATTTACCTTTGGTCCCGCGGATTTTACAGCGCTCGATGTGAGTAGTATCGCGGCCTCTACGAGACGTCTCGATGCCTGTCATCCGGTCGAACGCCTGATGACCCTCTTTCGTACCGCCAATGCCCTCGACCGGAATGACTATTCTGATTGTGTGAATCCTTCGAGTTTTGACGGGCAGTTCTACAATCAAATGAAACTCATCATTGCCGGCCGAGACCGAGAGTTCCTCTTTTCGTCCCTTGTGTGGCAAGATATTCAGGCGTATGCCAAAGACGAAATTGACTCGGGGTTTACGTTGAGTGAAATGCGATGGAATCTGGGAGATCTCTACGCCATGCAACGCCCCTTTTCACGAGTCGCAAATGGCACTGTGAATTTTACAACGGCGGATCGACCAACCCTGTATTTTCAATTAAATAATGTGCCGGTTCAGACAATCTCAGGTCAACGAAAGGTTGAACTGAGGGTGTTTATGGAAGGATGGAACGTCTATGAGATTGAACAGGGACGCGGACGCCTTCTATTTGCGAACTGATTTGCGAGACCGCTTGGACTTCTTCGATTTCTTGGACGTCTTCCGTCGGCGACGGCGCCCTCCGACATGACCTGTATTATTTCCAGCATTCGTATCACGAAGATCGACCTTTGTTTTGTCTTCATCAACTGTATCTCCTACAGCTAGCCCTGATCCAGTGGCCGGATTTAGTGCTGAACTATACGTAATACGAATTGTATATGTATAATTATTGACTTTTGTAATGACACCTCTCAGTATAAAATTATCCTTTGAAAACACAACAGGCGAGTCTATGCCTAAGGGGGGGGCACTTGTGGAAGACGCCATTTTCTACTAGACACATAGAATTTATAGAGTCTGTATCCACTGGCAGACAGCCGCCGTATTGGACTGCGTATACAGAGTCTGAGCCTTGCCTTTTACAATGGCGAGCCAGGCAGGGATGGCCGAGCCTCCGCAGTACCCCAGACTATAGTCATTGTCATCTACGTCACACAGATACCAGGTGATCCCTGGCCTGACACTTGTAATTTCGTGAAGATTCATACGATTACAAGGGCCACACCACTTTGCCGTAAAGTAGATGATAACCAAGGGACTGGGATCAATGTGCTGGAGTAGGCCCTCGAGTGTCTCTTGGCTGAGGGGGCTCATCAGTTGCTTCTTCACTTCCTGGTTGGACAACTGCTTTTGGGCCATTCTGTCTTAGTCGCCGTAAAGAAACAACAATACTGGACACGATGACAAAGCCAATGGCACCTAAAAGGATATAGGGCATGAGAGGATTGGAGGAATCAAGGCCCCCTCCCACCTGTGCGGGTTCCTTGGCTTTCGCAACAAGTTCTGGCACACTTGAGGCTTTCATCTTCTCCTCATCCAGAGAACAAGTGGCTGGAGAAGGCAATGGGGGCAACATCCCCTCCTGAAGTTCACTGACAGACGGAACGGGGCGACTCTTAGCTTTATCTACAAATCGTTCGGCTCTTGCTTTCGCATCTGCCAATGCTTTCACGCCCTTGTCTACCATGCCATAGGCCTCTCGGAGCTTGTTAATGAGCGGTCGTAAAAATCCGAATACAGATCCTAGAATAGGAATCATCTCCAGGATGACCAGCAATGTCTCCAAGATCCAGACCGTAAATGTCATGAGAGCACTAGGGCATTCCGCCCCCGCACTATCCGGTTGCTCTGCACCAAAATACAGCCAATTCTGATCAATACAAGATCCCGTGTCCAAAAAGTAATAGTACATATTAATAAACCACCAGAAGAAGGCCACGGGAGCTCCAATGACGAGAAGCATACAGAAGAGGCGAATGACTCCATTCCAGAAGTCCCCCGTCAAGAAAGAGTCACCCCCAAAAAGGCCTGTAACCACAAGAACAATGCCATAGATCAAGAAGTTCCAGTGTCGCTTTAATTGATCCTCTCCTCCTACAGGATTCTTAGCATCTCGAAACCGCCCCGCTGCCACTCCTGTCGGTCCTATACCTGGTGCGATAGGTCCATATAAACGCACATGATCCTGGGACACCACAGCATTAAGCGCATCATAGTACCACCAGTAACCAAGAGTGCTGATATTGACAATCATTTTAATGAATCCCATCAAGGGACTTCCCAAATAGAAGTAGTCTAAGCCAAAGAGCCCTCCAAAAATACTGAGCCCCAGATATGTATTATAATCTAGATTTTGTACATTCCATTTGTTTAAGGTGGTTGGTAGAATATATCCTTTGATCCACGATGACATCGCCTCTAATGAAATCCCATACTTATATTGTAAATAGAACACCACCAAATCCATTCACCACACGGAACACGTTATAGTTTAGTGCATAGATGCGAATGGTAGCGGGACCCCGCACAGAGACACTGGAATTGGCAGTAGCTGGAAAATTTAGAATAGGGTTCATGGTGATCTGCCAATTGACAGAATCAATACGACTTGCGTTCAATGTTCCTGTGGGCTGGGCGTCTTCGGGTCGGAGGGCTAACGCGTAACAGTAGATATATTGCTGTACCGGAGTGGTCGTATGATGGTCATAGGGCTGTAGGAGACGGAAATAGGGCGCATCGCGGGCTTGAAATCGATCGTAGCCATCCAGTTGGAGAAGAGCCGTCGCAATGAGATCGGTGCGGACCTGACCCGGGTTCAGATAGGCACCGATGGCTGACACATCGAGCCGTTCATTGGTGGCCAAGGAACTATAATTAAAGGGCTCATTGACCTGATTCATAAAGTCCCGTTTGCAGACAAAGATGAATTCCTTGATCGGATGATTGAAATCCGTCTGAATATTGATCTGACTCTGAAAGGAGGTGACAGAGATCAGAGGAGTGTACTGGATCTGCTCAATAAGATATTCATGGCTCTTGGCGACGAACCGACGACGCT